ATTGTTTTCATTATTATCCTTATAATTCAAATGATGCTATCTGTGAAGCAGTAATCTTTCCTTTAGAACCATCACCTGTATGTTTACCCCCCATCCAGAATCGACCCGGATTGTTAGGGTCGGGTCGTACATCATTCCAAATAATATCAGTACCTTCTGTTCCTCCTATTCCGTTTACATCCGAACCATAAGTTATAGTATCTGCATCTGTTATAGTTCCTACCTTTGCTCTGCGTGGTGATGCGGTATTAACATTCCAAGAAAAAAGGAATTTACCCGGAGTATTCTTATCACATTGTACTTGGTTATATAGCATCAAATGACTACCAAGGTCATCAAAGTCAGCAGCTTTAACTTCTGTTCCCCAAGTTATTGTTCCGCTAGAATTATTACCCACTCTGCAATACATATGACCATCAGATTTTTTATATGTAGATACAATCCTACCTGCCAAAGCACCATCACTTGCTCCCCAACAATACTCACCAGAAGATGAAGAACTAATAATATGTTCAGAACCTATAGTGGGAGTGTGTCCAGACATTGAAAAAGGAAATACACGGGGATATGTGCTATCTCCATTAAGCCATATATAACCTGTTTGAGCTGTAATATCCCAAGATATAATAGGTTGAGAGCAGTTTTGATTAATTACTGCATTATCCTCGAACTCCTCAGTTATTGTAGTACCAGATACTGACAATACTTTTATATCCGCATTACGATAGGTAGTAAAGTTATTGTAGTTCAAACCAATACAAACGAATTGTCCTGCTGTATTTGGATTAAACTTACCATTAGTATAATAAACAGTATCATTTGTACCAACTGTACTAATATTCACAATAGAACCAAGAGTAATTGTAGTACCACTAAGTGTGCCTGCTACTGCTCCGTGATATGGAGTATTACTAGAACGGAAACCCCCATATACCATAAAACTATGTTGTGTTGAAGGGTCAAACTCTACAAAACCACCATCAGCATATTCAGTAGTAACATCAACTACAGTTCCCCAAGTTATATCACTACCAGCATAATCTATAGTTCCACATACAGCTTGTAAATCTGAACCATAAGTACCATCATCTCTAAAAACCATTAATATTCTGGTACTATCAAAAGGGTCTATAGCAATATGACCCATTGGTACATTTGATGTACCTGTAGCATCTATTTCGTGATAGAAATCAGTTAAATCTTCTGCTATCGGTACTTGATTTTTACCACCACCAAATCCTAATACTGTATATCCAAATGGACTCATACAATCTCCTTACGCATCATTGTTGGCATCGGTAGTAAAGAATAACTTAATACCGATTAATCGTGCATCCTCTGCCATATCATCATTGCCATCCGACACATCTCTGAAAATTCTAAAGTAACATATATCATCATCAGCAGGTGTACCAGCAATAGTAACTGCTCCACTTTCTGCTGTAACCAACAAATCTTCGGCTGCACTAACATTGTCATCCGTAACCACTACTGCTGTTCCATAAGCAACATCAATCGTGCCATCATTAGAACAAGCTACTCCCTGCAATCCCCAAGCAACTCCATCAGTATCAGTTGCAGTTGATGTCCAGAACGCTTGGAAGGTAACTGTTCCCAGATTCCACGATTTTGGAAATCCTACAGAGAACTGTGCGTGTTCATCAGAACCGTCATCAAAGTCCAAGACATCCATATCTGGTCTGCCAGCAGTCGTTTCTACCTGTGTTCTTGCAGCACAACCATTTGATGCTGTAGGTGTAATTGCAGCAGCTGGAATCCATATAGTCTGTTTACCAGCAATTCCTGTCAGACTAGCACCACTACCAGCAAAGGTAGTTGCAGTAAATAACCCTGCTTGGTCTAAGGTAGCTACATTCGAGCCATTACTTTGGAAGATAATATCGTTGCCAGAGCCATCTGCGTTTAAGGTTAAGTTCTCAGCACTTGATTTTAATGTACTCACTTCGGATGCCTCCCTTTAATTTCGTTTATCTTATCAACCCAAGTTGTCGTGCCATCTCTGTCATCATCGAACTGCATCTCGAATTGATTTAGTTGGTCGTATTCTGCTTTTCGGTTTCTTGCGTAGGCTTGGGAGTCATATTCTGCTTGAAGTCTAGCTACTTCTGTTGTGATTGCTGATTCATCTAAGACTACTACATCACCATTACTATCTCTAGCATCTATATCAGCATTAATAGTTGTAACAGTTGGATGTGTATTTCTAATCGCTGTATCTCTCATCTTATGCTCCTATTTCCATTACTGTTATTGATGATGCATATCTTCCGTGATATGCAAAATCACCATCATTACCACTTCTATTAATATAATGTGTAGCCGCACCTTCACCAAATAACTGAACTTTGTAGGTTGTAGCTGAAGTTGTAGAAGGTGAATCTAAATATTCATAAGAAATCCAATTCATTTCAACTGTATCCCTATTACAATGTAAACCACTTGCTGACTTTCTGTTTGTGCCTACTTGAGTACCTCCTCCTATAGCTGTTGAGTCTCTAAGACAACGAACCAAACTCGTATGACCACCAGTAGTGCTTCCACTTAAATTAGTAATAAAAGAAACTAAGATTTTGCTTGATGTAGAACTTGGTGTAATATCTACAGTTAAACCAGTAATATCTACCCAATCAACAGTAGTGGAACTGAAAGTATCTACTTTAACTCCTTGAACTACCTGTAATACCTTTCCAGCTGATAAAGTTGCCATAGTCGGAACAGCATCAGCTCCAGCCGAAGTTAATACTTGACCACTAGAACCAGTTGCGACAACTGCTGGATTGCCACTTGTATCATAGGTAATAATATTACCATCTGTACCACCAGCCATCTGTGCTAGTCCAACTGCATTATCTGCTAGAGTACCAGCATCTACTATATCGTCTGGCAATCCACCGACTGATATGCCAGTTACTGTTCCACTTCCGTTAATTACTATTGCCATTATTCTATCTCCGTCCAGTTAGTTATTGATTCATCCCAAGTATATTTTTTACCATCATCTGTTATTTCTACTGGTGCATCCCATCCACAAGTATCTTCATTAAGAGTCCAACTTGGGTATGGTTGTGGTGAAATAAAAGCATCTCTTGTTGAATCGTATGTCCATCCTATACCTGCAAAATTCTTTCTTAAAGGTGTGCCACCATCTTCTGTATTTGAGTTAGGAGCACAATGTTTACCAGCCTTAGTATTATATGAAGTTTGAATCCAAGTTCCTTCTTTTGTATCAATATACTCTTGTTCCGCTACAATAACTTCTGTAACAATATCATCTTCAATTTTTGCGTAATGTGCCATATTAATTCCTATTGAAACTTGTATCTTATAATAACAACGCCAGAGCCACCTGCTCCACCATAAGGTCCGCTTGAGACTTGGTTATAACAACCACCTCCGCCACCTCCACCAGTATTGGCTGTGCCTGCTACTGCAGCTACACCATTTGTATAACCACCAGAACCGTGTCCACCACCAGCAAGGTCGCTACCACCAGAACCAGAAACATCATCGCCTCCCCAGCCACCATAGCCTATTTCACCACCACCAGAGAAACCAGCAGAGCCTCCTCCGCCTCCAGCTCTTAATACTGATGAGCCAGTTATAGAAGAAGCTAATCCTTTACCTCCATTACAGCCTGGATAACCACCACTTCTTTCACCATTACTTCCTGCACCGCCGCCACCACCGCCGCCCATTCCGTTGATTCTATTAGTTCCACCGATATGACCTTGACCAGATACAGCAGTACCACCTATAGTTACATTTGGAGAACCAGTTCTATTACCTGCACCACCACCAGAACCACCATCACCGGGCTCTTGATTATCGTATGAACCATAGCCACCACCAGTAGATGTAATCGTACTAAATACAGAATTTGAACCATTAGTACCATTGCCTTGACTACTTGTTTCAGCAGTTCCACCAGCTCCTACTGTTACAGTAATCCCTGTAGCAGCAACTGCAAAATCTGTTGCTGTTCTATAACCTCCAGCACCACCGGCACCACCTTCTGTATAACTAGCACCACCACCGCCGCCAGCAATAACTAAATATTCAACTTCACCGGCTCTACTTGGTGTGAATGTACCACTAGAAGCAAATGTATGAACTTTATAATCTCCATCTGTAGTTATCGTTCCGCCTGTAGCAGTCATATATGGTTTTACATCACCGCTTAATCCACCAGAATTAGTCCAAACATTAGCACCAGCACTCGCATCTGTACAAACATAGGAATCTCCTGTTGTCTTGTTATACCAAATATGTCCTGTTGCAGATGGGTTGGTTGATACAGTAGGGTCAGAAGCAGATACTGTAGTATCAGTTAAAGTAGCAAGTGTTGCTGAAATTCCAGTTAAACTTGAACCATCACCATCACTATTAAGTAGTGTACCTGTAGCATCTGGAAGTGTAATCGTTCTATTTGTACTCGTATTAGGAGCTGTAACTGTTAGCGTTCCAGTTCCCGAAGCGTGTCCTGTAATTTTTACCTTTGCCATAAATACATCCTATTATGAAATATTGCCACTTAATCCGCCAACATTTGTCCAGACATTAGTACCAGAACTATTGCTTGTGCAGATATATTGTTCACCTGTAGTTTTATTAATCCAAAAATGTCCTGTCGCTGAAGGATTGGTTGATACTGTTGGGTCTGAAGCTGATACTGTAGCATCTGATAAAGAAGCCAGAGTTGTCGGACCTGCTCCAGTTAAACTAGAACCATCTCCATCGGCTGTTAATAAAGTACCTGTTGCATCTGGCAAAGTAATTGTCCTATCCGTACTCGTATTAGGTGAAGCTATAGTCAGTATTCCTGTAGCTGTAGCGTGTCCTTGTACTTTTACTTTAGACATCTATACTATTACCCAAGTGCTACCAGTCGGCACTGTAACACTGTAGCCTGTGTCTATTGTTATTGGTCCAGCACTTAAAGCATTTGAACCACTCGCAATAGAGTAGTTTGCATCAATCGTGTGTTCGTGCTCATATAAGCCCTTGGTTGTTGTGTTGGCATCTGTATCTAATGTTGCCCAACTTGCACTTGAAGCATCTGTCGTTAAATATTTGCCAGCGTGTCCAGTCTGTGAAGGTAGTGCATCTACTGTAGACCAAGAATTGTCACCTCTAAGGTAAGTAGAACTTGATGCTGTACCTGTCGCACTAAGCATAGGAATATCTACTGCATCAACTGCAATAGTCAGAGCTGTACTACCAGTCACATCCCCAGTATGTGTAGCGTTTGTTACCTTCGCATCCAACTGGGTCTGTATAGCAGAGGTTACACCATCAACATAATTAAGCTCTGTAGGTGTGGCGTTTACAGCAGCATCTATATTCGGGAATGTAGTTTTCAGTACATTCTTGATACCTCTGATGTGGTCATCGCCCTCAGAGACATTATCGCCAGCTGCTGGGTTCGATGAGTTTAGGTCATCAAGGTATTTAGTACCTGTTAAGTCCTCTAAAGCCATTCTCTACTCCTTTATGCTGAAGCAGCTGTTACTGTTACAGTTACCTGTAGTGTATCACCATCAATTACTGCACGTGAGGAACTGAAGTCTACTACACCATAAAGTGTACCGCCAGTTCCTGTTGCCGCTGTGTTTAAGAAAGCACCAGCTACTGTCGCTGTTGCGTTTATTGTAAAGTCTACGCTTGAACCGTTAGTCATACTGCCGGATGAAGCTGCTCCTTCTGTCCACTCTTTTCTGTTGCCAGCGTAGCCAGTCAGTTCTGCCCAACTGGAATGAGATGCCATAGTGTCCGCAGCTACTGGAGTACCAGCACCTTTAAGACCTATATACCAAGCTGTGACTTGTGTTGTTGCGTGAAATTGTACATCAAGAATATGGTTCAGTCCTGCTGTTACAATTATATTCTTGTTATCCTCTTCCCATTTGATGTTGCCATCTTTATCGAGACAAGTAACTTTCCAAAAGTTAGCCAGCCCGATGTCTACATTACCTAATGCCATTATTTACTCCTATTGTTAATTATCTGGGTCACTTATTTTTGTCCAAAGTGTGTCCTCGTCTTCCTCTACATCATTCCATAAGAAACTGTTTACACTTGAAGTAGAGCTATTCATACTTAGTGTAGCACTCTCTGGAAAGTTCACGTTGTTCTTTATATCGCCTGTCAATCCTGTTATTGTTGCAGTGACTGGCATAGCTAAAAGTCCTGTGCCTGTCATTCCAGAACTCATCCCCATAGATAAAGACCTTGGGAATATTGTATCTTCTTCATTCAACTCAGAAAATATAATCTGAGTCATCGAAGCTGTTACTGGAAACATAGCTGTCTGCGTTGATGCTAGTGTGCTATTACCACCAAGCGTTGCAGTTGCTGCATATGTACTGTTATCCCATATATAGGAATTGCCAGACCATACTGATGAATCTGCCGACCAAGTGCTTATAGCCATTAGCCTTCAACTCCAGAGTAGATATTTCGTACTCTCATCGCTGAACCGGAATGTCTATCCCTAGCATCTGCATCTTGTATTTTCTTTACTGCACCTTCATAGGCACTCAACCATAACCTGATCCTCTCATCATTCTTGATAAAAGGTTCTGCCTCCAATAGTGCACCATATAATAATATGTCTGGTGCGTTTGTTGTAAGCCAATTTGTTGTTACAGTACCAGAAGTACCATCACCTAATGGTGTAAATTTCTCATAGAAAGCCATCTCAACTGTGTAATCAGAATCTGGTATAGGTGCTAGTTGTATCTCGTCACCTATTAATGTATAAGCTCTTGGCTTACCAGTTGTATCACTTCCATATAACCTATCCAACATCTCTGGTGTTATATATTCGAGAGGTGTAATAGGGTTTGTATTCATTTGCATATTACGCATTTGTAAATAACCACCAGGAAGATTGAAATATCTTTGACCAGATGTGGTTTCCATCGAACTTCTTACTTCCATAGGGCGTATGCGTAAATCCCTATTGAGTCTAGCCTCTGCTAGAGTTATGAAGTCTGGTATTCTAGCAGTAAGGTCACTTCTATCTAACCAGTCCGCTACTGCATCTTTTAATTCTGTGAATGTGCCTAGTGCCATTATACTTTTCCTTTAGTAGTACGCCAAGCAGCATTGTCTGGATGATTCAGCCACTCTCTCATTCTTTCTTGGTTTCCCCAGACTTTCTCTCTCATCATCTTCTCTACTACAATAAGAGGTATTCTAGCAACACGATGCGAGAACTGGGAGTCCCCTTTATATTTGTTTTTTCCAGCAGTGAACTTGTCAGTGCTATTCATATCGTAGAGGTCTTTGACTATCTTATCCTCTTGTCCACTGACTAGAGTTAAAGAGCCATCTACATTTTCAACTAATTTAGATTTTACTGTCATAAGTAAACCACCCCAGTTTCCTAGGGTGGGTTATTAGGTTAGCTGTTAACCAGTAGTGTAACGTATCTTACCGTTGGCTTTTTCATTACCACAACGTAGACCGTACTCAACTAGAAGCATCTTCTTCTCAGAGTCGCCTTCTTTTGCGATGTCCACAGTCTGGAAATCACGTAAGTAGTCAACTGACCACATATCGTGGTCCAAGAAGTATACTACGTCCTGATCACAGAAACGGTCTAGCGTGATGTTGAATGTACCAAAATCTGATACATAAACTTCAACTGCATTGTAGACTGTCTTGTTGTCATCGACTACTGAGCGAGTCTCGTCAGCACGACCAGACATAGCTGTGATTAACTTTTTGTTGGTAGCACCTAAAAGGATTGTAGATGGTTCACCACCTTGAGTCCAAGTAGATTCTGCAACAGCAGTTACATCAGCTTCAACTATCGCAGCGTGTGAACCAGAAGCACCTGCATCAGTCACATTTGTTGTGATGAAGTTTGCAGCTCCTCTTGTTTCACGTGCTGTAGATGCGTCACCTGTAGCAGCAGCGTTGTCAGCTAGGAGAGAGCCTTCCATATCACGCTTAAGCTCCTTAGAAGCCTTTGCGAGTTGGTGAGCCATCTCTGATTTTTTACCAGCGTTGTTTACTGTCTCGTGAGTTCCAGTAACCTCAACAACTTTCTTAGAAATTTGTGTTTGGTTAGTTAGACGAGTAGTAGCGGTAGTTGCAGCCGTGCCAGCAGCAGCTCCCTCAACGTGATAGTTATTAATTACAGCTGCAGCGAGTGCATCTGTTTGCCACTCAAATAGAGTGTTAGATACTGAACCCTTGCCAGCAATGCTGGATAGGAACGGAGTATCTGTTGGTGAAATATCATATATTACATCAGACAAATCCTCTCGAATCGCTGTTGCATCATATGTTTTAAATTGCGTTGGCATTATTTATTCTCCGTCAAAGCATATCATAAAATAAGGAGGCGGCATCATCTTGCTTACCAGACTTCCTTAACCGAGCACGCTTTTTCTTTAGTTCTTCAGTGGCTGCATCTTCTTTTGAGTTTCCTCTTCCAGCTTTTTGTACTTTAGGAACTTTCTTAACTGCTTTCTTCTTTGGAGCAACCTTCTTTGTTAGCTTATCAAACTCCATAGCTTTCTTAATAATCAAGACACTACGGTGGTCTGCTAACTGGTTAATCTCTTCTGGTCGAAAGCCTACTGAAGTAGCGTAATTTAATACGTCCTTCTTTATAGTAGATTCTCTATCGTTCCACTCAGGTAAAGCATCAACTAATCTAGAGTATTCTTGTTGAACAAAACTTGCTCTAGCTTTATTTTGAGCATCAGCTTGTTCTTGTTGTACTAGAACTTGCTGTTGTGCTACGTTGTTAACTCTTTCCTGTGCATCTCTGTACTCATCCTTCTTGAGCATATAAGCATATGGGTCTTCTTCTTTCAAAGTTGTCCAATCAGTATTCTCAAATTCACTCAGCTTAGCCGATTGTTGCTCTTGCAACATCTGTAAACCATTTGCGTACATTTGCCTCTCTTGCTCTAGTCGCTGACGCTCGGATTGAATTTGTTCAGTGCCCTTGCGTTGCTCTGCTAATGCTTGAGACTTACGAGTATAGTCAGCCTGCCTTTGGTATCCATTCTTGAGTTCATCTATACCAACTTCATAGTCTTGTCCATCCACCTTTACAGTGTATTTTAAGTCTTCTTCCGCTACTACTTCAAACTCTTCTTCTTCTACCTCTTCTTCGGTTTCTTCCTCAGCTTGTCCTTCCTCTTCCGATTCTGGGGCTTCTTCTTCTACCTCTTCAGCTTCCTGTGTTTCCTCTACTACTTCCTCGTCTGACGTAGCTTTGGTTTCCTCGCTTGCGGTTTGCTCTTGTGAGTCCCACATACTTAGGATTTTATTACTTGCTTCAGCAGTTGTACCTGCTGATGCTCTATTATCTACAACTTCTTGGGTGTTCTCTTCAGAATCCATTGGTCACTCCTCTCGCTTAGTTAAAAAAATCTTGCTCCCTTTCAGCAAGTGTGCCTGTTTCAAGTACCGACTTAATATGTTGATGTACTAAGTCCAGTGCCTTTATTGTTATATACAATCTGTCTCTTTCCACTTCCTCGGCTACTCTGGTATTTAAGAGATGTTCTATTAACGCTTCTCTTACTGTGGACAGAGCCTCTACATATAGAGGATGTTCTAAAATCTGTTTAGCCTGATCCGCCCTGGCTATCTCTTCTCCCTTCTTCTTTCCCATACTAGTTTCCTATCTTAACAGCCCTTTCCTGTTCTCTTTCTAATACAAGTTCTTGTTGTTTAAGTGCAAGTTCTGCTTTCTTAATCTCAAGTTCTTGTGCCTTAATCTGCATATCAACAGATGCCTCTTGTTTCTTAAGTTCTAAATCTTGTTGAGCTATCTGAGCTTCAAGTTGCATCTCTTGTTGTTTAATTGCAGACTCTTGTTGTATCTTCTGCATCTTAACTTCAATCTCTTTAGCTTTAAGCTGAGCTTCCATCTGCTTAGCTTGTTCTTCTGGAGAAGGTCCTTGATTTTGAGGAACGTCCTGATCGCCTGGGTCTGTAATGAAGTCATCTACATTCTTCATACCCATCGCTTTTATTTGCTCAGCTACCAAGTTATATACATTCTTAGGCTTGAGTAACATACCTGCTGCTGGGTGCTGTGCAATCATCTGTATTGTTTGTGCCAATCTTCCCAAGTGCATAAGATTCATATCTTTATTACCAAAACCTAAACCAACCTGTGCAGTACAATCAACTTTATCTTTCCACTCGTGTGGATATAAAGTAGTCCAAGTGTTGTTCAGTCTGACAATTTTGTCAGGCTTTTCAAACTTCTGTACCAATTGATATACAGATTGTGCCAGGTCCTTCATACCTGTTTCAGCGAATACTCTTGCTATTAATTCTATCTTCTGCTGTGCTGCGGTCATAACTTGACCTATACCTGTAGCAGTTTGATGTGACTTCAAGCCACCTTCAGATAGACCCATTGAGTTCTTGCTAACACCAGTTCGTTCTTCTCTAATACTATCTAGGTAGCCTAGCATATTAAAAGAGTTCTGGTCTAGTTGTGGTGTTCCTAGAGGATTAACCGCACCTGGGGTACGTACTCTTACAATACCCCCTGGTCTAGAAGTCATTAGGTCATCTAAATTTACTTGTCCTTCGACTACTTCATAACGCCCATTGTTTGTTAGATACATATTATCTAATAAGTTACGCATTAAGGTAGTCTTAATTAGTTGAAGGTCAGAGATTAAGTCATAAATACTCAGACCATAGAACTTATGAGGCATTGGGATAGGTGTAAGGGAGGAGAAGGGAACACTATCCACAGCCTCATTGTCTAACAGTTCGTCTCCAACCTTCGTTATTTTTCTTAATTCGGCTATACCATCGTTGTCATAATCTACTCTTGTATAACATTCAACAACCCATAAACCGTCATCTATATCACCTTCTGGTGCATTGTCTTGTTCGTGTGAGAACCTAGCAAGTCTTTCAGACTTATAATCTGCTTCATCATTATTAAAAGCATTCTCTATCTTACTCTTAGGATAGCCTTGCTCTATTAATTCTGACTTAGTTCTCTTTACTCTATGAGCAACAAATCTTGCATCTTGTATTGTCTTAGCATATTTGTTAATCAAAAATTCTTCTGGAGGTACAGCTTCTATTCTAACCTGTCCTTCCTCGTATGTTCTATTTACTACAACATCGTGTGTTATTGGTTCTTTCGGTTCTAAAGAAAGAAGGTCTTCTTCCTGATCACCACCATTTTCAGTGTGTTGTTTTACTTCTACATTATCTTCCATCAAAAGAGCTGTGAACTCTTCTTCTGTTAAGTTCTTATACTCTTCTCTTAATGTCTCACTTTCATCTGACCAGTAATGCTTTATTATACCGTTCTTCTGTAGTAAAGCATCCTTGAACCATTGATATATGATGGAAAACCCTGGGTTCTGACGCATAATAACATAGTTAGTATAGTCAGTAGACTGCTTTGCCATCTCAACATCTTCTGGTCCTTGAGGCTCAAACTGTACAACCTTATCGCCAGAAGTAAATATCTTCATAAGGCTAGGCATAATCCATTCGATTACATCTGCTACATCTCTTGTGACAATTTGAGAACGACCCTCTTGCTCATTACCATACTTCTTACCATAATAGCGGTCTAATGCGTCTGAGCGTTGTGCTGTGAGTTTGCCATCTTTATACCCTAGTGCGGAACTTATTTCCTGCTCTAAGTGAGCAGACAGCTCCCTCTTTGTCATTTTAGCCATAAATTATTTACCTTTATTAATAGGGTACTTCGTTTCTTTAGGTGGTGGTGGACTCTTGCTTACAATCTTCATTATCTCTTTGATGTCTTCAATGTTTTCCGCCATCTCTATTATCTTATTTTCTAACCATTTCGGATTCATATCTTCTCCTATACTATCCAACTTAAATCAGTCTTAGGGAGTTCCTTTCCCCAGACACTATCATTACCAGTAAATACTACATCAGTTATAGCTAAGTACCTAAAGGCATCGCTGGCGTGAGAGGTCCAATCGTGGACTGGCTTCTGCGACCAGATTTTCTTCTTGTCATCATAACTACTTCTATATTGTAGTAATGCTTCCAATCCTTTCTTAGTGTTATCTGCATCAAACCAACACTTGTTTAAATAAGTTCTAGTGGTATCTATACCATCCATTACTTTTAATTTTGGTGCGACTTGGAAATCTATTCCTAAGTCATAAGCCAGGTCCCTTCTCGATTTACCAGTAGAAAACTCTCTAACTACTATATCGTGTGGTGCAATATGAGCACCATACTGATAACCTTTCTTATTTAGTACATCTATATAGAAGGGTAAACCTTCATTTGAACTTTCAAAATAATCTATAAGATGTACTGCTTTTCCTACAAATTGTGCAAACCAAATTGAAGTTGCGTCTGAGACACCAAGGTCCCAGCACGTTACTACCTGCTTAGCCGGGTCATAAGGGACTTTCCCCACTCGGTCTTCATCATAGCAAGTTTCAATCTCTTTAGCATAATACGCACCTCTAAGTGCAGCAGACCAAGAACACTCGTATTCTTGTTCAAATTCAGTTTCTGCCATATCTTGTTTCGCAAGTTCCAATTCCTCATCATCTAATATCCCCGTTTCACTAGCCTTATATAAGAACCTAGCCCAACCTTTCTTATCTGGTGCGGTATGGTATAGGTCATAAAAATCATTCTTTCCCTTTGGTGTGCCAATAAATATGGCATATCCCTTCCTGTCAGATAGAGCGGGCCTTATTACTTCAGAGAACATCTTTGGGTTCATCTGAGCAAATTCATCGAGCACAACTCCGTCTAAATAAATTCCTCTGAGAGTATCATAATTATCTGCACCATATAATTGTATCCTTGCTCCCATAAAGTCGGCTCTCAATTCCGCTTCATTGAATTTCACTTCCGGAAATACAGCACATAGTCTCTTCAATTCATCCCAAGCAACTGTCTTAGCTTGCTTGAATAGTGGTGCTAAGTAGGCATACCTTGGTGCAGGCTTACCTTTTATAACATCCTCTACAGCACTCTTAATCAACTGATTGATAGCAAATACTGTTTTGCCGAACCGCCTATGACATACTACAACATTAAATCTATCTAAGTTATTATGTATTTCATTCTGTAATTCCCTAGGTGTGTACGGAATTACTATTTCTTTGCGTTTCTCTTGTTGTTCCATCCTTATTCAAGTGTCCCTTCTTAACTAATATCAACTTACTAAGATTCTCGGCTACTTTGTCGGATAACTTATCTTCCTCTATTAACTTATTTTTCAAACGAGCGTGTAACCTAGAAAGCATTAGTGTAGTTTTTCGTCTTCATCCCTTAATTGTTGGTTAGCGTCTGCAATATCTGCTGCATCCGCTGCCCACTTAATGTCAAATGTTCTATCTTCCACAACAACAGTGTGTTTCGGAGACCAGCCTGCCTGAGTCTTTAACCAAAAGGTTGTCATACTCGGAGATTCGCCTGACACAGCCATTTCATATGCTACGCCTGCAACTCTCGCAGTCCTCTTCTCTCTTCCTACCAGTAAATTATGAGAAAAATATTTACTAAGGGT